CGGGAGACCGCCTCTATGGCGTCTAGGTGCCGCCGTAGGTCTCCACCCTCTTTACCAAACAGGATATTCTTGCCGCGATCGGAGAGGTTGGCGTAGTTCCTAAGCCACGTTTTCGAGTCGAATTCACCTGTAGCCGGTCCCCGACCGAGCCGCGATATAATGGCACTCTGCACCTCACCGTGACTCTCCACAGGCACATACCTGCGCAATTGTGCGAGCGTGGTCGCGTCGGCTCCTTGCTTGGAGCCAGCCATCTTGATGATAGCTCCAATAGCGTCTTCGTTGCTGCCTTTGACGATTGCCTTAAATTTATCTGGAGCGTTCTCGAGACCGGCGAGAGCCCCACGGACTCGTCCTCCGGCCACATCCTGAGCCACTGCCTCGCCCGTCGGTCGAGCCGCCGCGGCCTCACCAGCGGCCTGGAGTTCTTTCGTAGCCGTCTCGGAGACGTTCCGCAGACGACTCCCAATAACCGGCAGTGAGGAGACCGCTCGACCCACGTTCTGAGAAGTCTGACTGCCTACTGCGGCAGCCGGAATAGACATGACCCCGGTTTCCAACTGTTGCTGACGCAGCATAGGATCAGGCACGTTCCGACTTGAGAAATTGCCGCGAGGCCGTGCAAAGTTCGCGATAGCTCCTCCGGTCTTAAAAGCCGCCGAAGTTGGGTTCATCATCATAGCTGCGTCCATCGCCTGCTGAGGCGGAAGATCGCCCTCTTTCATAGCAATGTCAGCTACTTGCATTCCCCTCAGGGCCATCTCCTGTGCCGCAGGCACGACGCCCTCAAGCGCGCGCGTAGTCGCGCCTTCAGCGCGCTTCTGCGCTGGCATCACTCCCTGTTGTTGTCGCAGCGCAGCCCGCTCGAATGGGTCCTCTGGAACCGAACCATAGCCAGCCGTAATCGCAGCATTGGGTACTGGGGGTGGACCTTCGTCCACAAACTTGAACCCTGGCGGCAGGGGCTTTTCGTCGTCCACAAACTTGAAACCAGGCGGGAGTGAATGATATGGTTGTTCGTCTGATTTTTTTCCAGTAGCGGGAATTCGACCAGAGGCGTCGGCGATAACTTTTGTCGGATCGCCGTAACGCTCTCGATATCCAGGAGGTACTTGATACTGCCGCTCTTTCTGATTTTGTGGAGCATCAGGAGCAAATCGCTGATCAAAAGTATCCACAGAAGGGTCCTGCGGCTCCGAATACGGAGGCAGAGGCTCTAGCGATCCCGGCCTCCGCATCCAGGATTTAGGAGGTCTATTTTTAAGATCCACTGGCATATCGGTATGAGGTGGAGGCGCCTCGCGCTGTCGTGCTTGAGCAAACATCTCCTGGAGGTTAGGGAGATACGCCGCCGCGTCGCGCTGAGCACGCCTCCTAACTTCAGACTCTAGCTCGTCAAATCTGGCAACCATCACTCTGGCTCCATACCTCCGGTAGCAGGATCGAACCTATAGAACTTGCCATCCGGCCCCTGAACTCGACGAGTCGCGGCTGGAGCCGTCTTTGGCGGGGGCGGGGCCGTAGTCTTTCCTATCGCCGCGTCGAGTTCTTTCTCGTCGCTCGTGGTAAAGATCTTATGCGACTCCCGCTTATCCGCTATGTACTGTTCCATCCCGGCAGCCGTGCCGCGATCACCAAACTTCTGTCGGTATTCCCGAGCCCACTTCTCCGGTTCGCCAGCACGCTCAGCGACCTGTCGCATGAACTTATGCAGCGCCTTGTTTCCCTCGGGAGTACCGGAGAGACTGGCATTCGCCCGCTCGATGAACTTTCTATCACCCTCCGAGATCTGGTTGCCGAGGGTACCCAGGGTTGCGAATACGACCTTGTTCGACAAGGCTACGTATTCGTCCTGTAGAGCAGCTACCTTCGTTGGATCAGGAACACCAGCATACTTGGCCCCGAGATCGTCTGGAACTGGGATGTTATACTGTCTGGCTATCTGTGCAAGGGTATTGAGTCCATTGACAGCCGAGCCATAGAGTGCAGCGCCCTTACCAGAGATAAAGCTTGGATGCTTTATGATCTGGTCCATCCGATCCAGTATCTCAATCGACTTCCGACTGGTGTTCGCATCAGTGCGATATTCCTTATAGATCGACTGGACCTCGTCCAGGTGCCCCTTCAGAGTTTGTTTCTCGGCATTCCACTGCCCTACAGTCTGAACGGGCTCGCCCATTCCCTTTCTTTGAGCCTGCTCGAACAGATAGTTCTGTTGCTCGGCAGTGTACTCGGTCCGCTTCAGTGCATCTCTGTACTTAGTCAAGAGGGGCTGGAGCAACTGCGGTGCCTTCGGCGGCACCATCAGAATAGCGGCCTCGAGTCTCCTCACCTCCTGCTGGGCCGCCTCCCGCGTGCCGCTAGTGGGCAACGGTACAGGTGCCTGCGTTGGGCCTTGCCCCCCTTGGGGCATAGTCATCGGGCGCGACTGTGCTCCCTGCATCCAAGGCGGCATCGCAGCGGCCGGTGGAGGCCCGGGTAGCTGAGGCGCTCCACCGGCCTGTGCGAACTGCGGTCCAGGCGCTGGAGGAGGAGCTGCACCTTCTGCGCGGGCCAGCAGTTCGTCACTCGGACTCATAGCCATATTGGGAGGCACACCCTGCGGCGGTGCCGAAGGTGGCGGTGCTGCGGACATTCCGGGGACTGTGCCACGAGGGGCAGTGTCGAAGGGACTTGGCGCCGCAGGTGACTGTGGTGCCTGAGGAGGCGGAGCCTCGACATCTCCTCCGCCGCCCTGCATAGTCTTTAGTAACTGCGGAAGATACTTTTGGTACATAGTATCTTGGGAGATCGTGTGCCCAAGTGCGCGTTTCTCGCGCGCGGCTGTCTGGAGCCGGAGGGCCATCTCCATATTCTTGGTGTTGCTGGTCTCGAAGAGTTTCGAGGCGGCCTTCTCCATCGCATCGGGATTGGAGAAGTCAAGATTGGCCAAAGCCTCTTTGCGAGCCGCGTTACCGCGAGCTTCCTCGGCCAGCTGCGGAAGCTCTCCGAGCCAATCAAAGTTCGCAACGGGGAATTTGTAGGGCATAATTACACCTTCCAGGGTGTGAAGCTACCACTCGGCAGGAAGCCCCCGCCAGCCACGAGCTTCGTGCCGCCACCGAGCAGGTTCCAGAAGTTATTCGCGCCGCCAGCTGTAGCCGCGGCTTCTGACTGATACGCATCGGTCATGGGCTTGATCGCCGCCTGGTTGAACCCTGACTGCGTGCCATAGATGTTACCATACAGATTAGCTGCTTGGCTGCCCGTGCCCGTGTAGATCCCGGCCTCGGCGAGCCCGCCCTTCGACGCTAGATCGGCGAGGGACTGACCTGACTGACCGTAGATGCCCGCTCCGGCCTGGCCAGTGCCACTATATAGATCAGATAGTCGTCCACCAGTGCCAGTGTATATGTTAGCCGCACCAGTACCGCCCGTCAGGGCGGCCTGTGATATGCCTCCGGCCGCCTGATTGAGCGTGCCCCCGGCGAGTCCAGCATAGCCCTGTTCGCGGGCCTGAACAGCCTGCCGCCACCGCTCATACTCTTGATTGGCGAGACCCTGACCATACGTCTGGGCCTCTTGAAGGGCATTACCGCCAGCGCCCATCCCGGCCGCGTTAGCATTTCTGACTATAGAGTTAAGTCCCTGATCTAGTGCGAACTGGTATCCGGGCGAGGTCTGGAAGGCCTGTACCGCATTATTGTAGCCTTCTTGCCCGCCGAGCCCGAGCGCATTTGAGGACATCTGAGCCGAGGGCGCCCACTGACTGGTAAACTGGCTGCCGAGATTACTCAACGGCTGATACGCTCCAGTTGCTGCATTAACTCCGGCCCCAAGGGCCCCTAGTCCCCCATACTGCCCGCTCTGAAGAGCCGTAGCGCCCTGTGCCTGTCCACCATACAGCGAGTAGAGTGCTGGCGCTGTAGATGCCGTTATATCAGTTCGAGCCTGTCCTATGGCCGGTTGTATAGCCCCGATCGCCCCGGTTTGGCCGGACTGCAACGCCGCGAGCCCGCCTTGCTGAGCCGCAGCCGCTTGTGCAGCGTTCTGGGCCTGCTGCTGTTGTAGATACTGTTGCGTCTTCTGAGCCGCATCTTCCTGGGCGCTTCCAGTGAAGATCGAGAAGGGGTCGAATGCCATGACAGTCTCCTAGAACGCTGTTATTGCGTATGGTTGCTGTGTAATCACTGTCCCACTGTAAAGAGTAGTTTTATTTCCAACAGTGAGAGGATTTACCGTGATGTAAAAAGGCTCGTCTGCTCCAAAATCAGTGGCGACAGCAAATACTCCAAGGACGCTATAGAACTGCTCACCATCTGTTCCGTTGTCTAGACCTATTGTTAGCCCCGGTCGCATGAATAAAAGCACAGCTCCACTCATATAGACATTACAGCTTTGACCTTTGTAGCTCCATGATAGCCCCGGGATATTAGTTGTAGTCAAATCTTGACCATAGGTGTAACCCGAGTGAGACGATATGAAGTGCGAGTTTGCTCCAACTGCCGGAAATTTTCTATAGATCTGCCCGCCCAACAATAGGGGATAGGGCACAATCAATCCAGAAATTGCGGGCAGCGTACCAGAAATAGTAGTAAAGTCACCAGGACTAACGCACGGAGTTGACCATGGGGCTGGTCGATTATGCCAAAATGGCGTCATCTGGAGCAAGCGTCGTGGATACTGATCGGCTTCGGTGCTATTTATCCCGGATCGAAAGTAAAATGTATCGTATTCTCCGCACCAGGGCGCATCACTATCTCTAGCATCAGACCCCGGTAGCGAGGACCGCTGAAACCATAAGGTGACTGCTGTACAGCGCTCAACTGTAAATCTGTGGAATGGCGTTGTATCAATAACGACAGGGACATTAAGGCCGAAACTGCTATCTGAGATGTGCGTATCAGTATCTCTGGTCCAGATAAAAGGATGCGACCGCGAAATATAGACTCTTGCTTTATTAGCGTCAGTTTGTGTTGGCAGCGTCTCTGCAAAGCCCGCAAACGACGGATCAGTATTGAAAAATATCTGGCTCAGAACATTAGGACGAGAGCCGCCGAAAGTTGAGCGTGAACGAATAAGACAGGTCGGAGCCAGATCATTCTCAATGTGAATACCGATAGCTGTGATATTAACGCCCTCGAACGGCGTACATGTCTCTGCACAAAACACCTTTGTGCAGGCCTGTAGCTCCGCCTCGATATCAGTGCCGGTTTTGAGATTGGCTACGCCGAAATTGGTAGAGATCCACGTTATCAGAATCTCAAAAGTCGCAGTATCAGTCCCATCATCCCAATTAGTCAGCTCGCAGGGAACAACACCAAAATGCTCAGTCATAAAGGCAAAGGTATTATATACATTCGGAAAGAAGCCATTGGCTGTTACTACAGCAGTAAATGTCGCTCGAAATGTATTACCATTAGCTATCATAGTAAGCGCAGACACACTCGACACAGTAAGACCAGCGGCCTCAGCGGCCGAGGTCGAGAAGTTACCTCCGAACACATGACAGCCGCCACCGGCTAAGGCTACAATTCCACGTGTGGCAGAGAAATTGCAGTCGTAGCATGAGTTAATGAAATTCTGAGTGCCCCAAATCTCAAGTCCTATATATGTGTTGAAGCTCGTACACTTAATGAAAGTGTTACTGTCGTTCAGGCCATCAGATCCCCATCCAGTTCTGAACCCTCTGTTGAAGTTCTCAACATGGATATTCGCTATAAATGTACGGCTACCGACTCCGAAGCCGGTCAAGGCGACCGCAGAAGCTGGTGTGAAAGCATCAGTGCCCGGATGATTGCCTCTATAGAAACCTTCAGGCCCTTTTATCGAGAGATCCCTGAGACCCATGCCCTGACCGGGGCCTACAATAATAGCGGGAAAGTCAGAATATGTCGGGCGGATGCTTGTACCAAAACCCTCGTGATTACCAGAGCTTGGATCACCCATAAGAGTGAGACTGAATGCTCCGTGCTCAGGACTGTCAAACGTCCCATTAGGAGGAGAAGTTACGCCATCAGGTCGCATGTTATCTGGAGGATCGAGAAAGAGAGCACTCGAAATCTTATAAGTGCCTTTTGGAATAAAGATAGCAGAGTGATTATTATTACAAGCATAATCTATAGCAGCCTGAATTGCTGCTGTATCATCAGTAACATTATCGCCAACAGCACCAAACTCCCAGGCGTTGACAACACCTCCATCCAAGAATGTGCCACCACTGGATGAAGGAGTGTTAACTACAGTAGTAAGATCTTGCAGCCATGAATACCAATCTGGCTGCCATCTACGTCTGTTATCAACAACCTCAGAATATGGATCAAGTGGCTTGATAGTCATCCCGAAAATCCTCTCTGCTCTACTTCTACGACTCCCCCGGAGAGTCCCACATGGACGTTATCAGAGACTCTCAGTCGGTAACGAACACCCTGTCCCCTCGATAGACCACTGCTGAGAATATACGGATGAGACTTGGTCCTGCCCGGACCCCCAAGTCGACGAATTACAGGATTACCATAGTGATATCCTCCATCGAGAGACCAGGAAATCTCGATCTTCGGATCTTCGGTAGTCGCAAAATCTCCTACACCAGCGGTACAATGGAAACTGGCACGAGGGATCACCATTCCCCTAGGAAAATCTAAGATAGCTCCACTTTCAACATGCCAGATCAGCGGATCGACGCCTTCCAGAAAATAGTCTCCTCGAAGTTCGTACACATCTCCAGTATATTGATCTCCTATAAGCCAGCGATCGAATATCCGAAGTGACTTCATTCCCTTCCAGTCCGCTTTATTATATGATTTTCGCTCGTTCCATTCCCCGGTCGAGAGATTATACTCCCAAGTAAAGCGTCCGTGGGCGCTAACAGCCCAAATAGCGTTCTTTTCAAACATATAAACAGTCACTTCAATCAGATCTCTATCGCCTGCTAGTACGGCCTCTTGAATAGCACGACTCACATCGTTGTTAGAGATCGGTACTGGGGTGTATCCATTGAGTTTATACACTATGAAATCATCTCCAACCCAGATCAATTCATTCGCCCATCCAGCTTCCCAGCCTCCGATGGCATGAGTCCCAACAATCCCTCGAGGAATAGTGACCTCACGAAGGAACGGGAAAGGACTTGCTCCTACGTCGCGGTAGACACCTGTCCATTTATCTCCAAAGGCATATAGTCGCCCTGCGTACCGAACGACTCTGCGAATGTTAAGCCCTTGCTCGGTGTTAAATGATAGAGCTGACACTGACACTGAGTTAAGATCCGACGCGAAAATTCTTCCATCTGCAAAGGACCAAACAAAGTATCCATTATAGTCACAGACACTCGTCGGCGACCCAGGAAGATCTGCGTCCGCGAACGCTGTCGGTGTGGAGGCACTGAACAGATTGAAACAGCCAGTGTCAGTGACCACGACGTTGTTTGGCGTAGCCGCATTATTCCTAGCTGTAGTCACTGGCTCTGTCCCGCTGAGTGCCCCAACATCCGAGACTGTAAAGGCCGAATTGAACTTGAGAACCCTTTCGTTCAGTATCCAGAGCACCTCCGATCCAATATCCAGGAAGCCCCTCGTGTGTATCCGGCTGTCAACAGACTGCGCGACCCTGAAGAGTCCGGGCGAGCGTCTATGGATTATCTGCGAGGGCGATCCAACAGAAGTTTTCTCGGCGAAAGCATTTATGAGGCGCCCCGCGGACTCTTGAGGCCGCTGACCTGGCGCGCTCGACGGTGGAAATACGATGCTTACGGGCATTAGAAGTACTCGTTCTCCAACACGCTGTAGCTCGGCCGACTGGAGGTCAGCCGCTTGAGCTTCATCTCATAGTACTCTTGTATTCTCGGGTCAAAGCTCGTGCCGCCAAGCGGAGCGCAGATATTAGCCAACAGGCCAGCGAGGGCGTCGAACCATTCACTGGGTATCTGGTCGTCATTGACAACCTCACAGATACCGTCCGAGGCGAGTTGCATGAACAGCGGGTCGATGTTGCCATCGAGCTTGTCCGAATATTCGGCCTCGAGTGACTGGCCGGTGCCAACAAGCTTCAGCTTGTCCGCGGCCTCCTGGATCAGCTCAGTTCTGGTCTTGGTTATATCCACTATCCTATCCTCCAGTTGGTCCCGTCGTCGTAAACAGGAACGCCGTTTGCGCCGCCTCCAGCGACCACTGAAGCGAACGTGGTCGCATTAGCATCGGTGACGAAAGCTCGTCTACCCGCTGTTCCGACCACTGGCAGGAGAGCCACTGTCGTCGGAGTGGTCTTGACAGTGACACCGGCCTCGATAATACCCCCGACAGTCGCATTGCCGGTGGTCGTGATAGCGGCGACACTCAGTACGTTCGTGGTCTTGTTAAAGGTGAAGGTGCTATCTCCACCGTTAATGCCTCCATCATTGAATTGGACCTGGGTATCCGAGCCCCCAACCTGATTAGTCACCTCGAAGGTGTATACTCCACCGCTCTTGGTGATAGTGATCCCGTTCCCGGCGATAACTTGCGCCGGGAACCTTGGGAGCACCCGAGCCCGAAGACTCGGTTGCGTCGATGAGAATACAGCCATCTCAGGAGCTCTTTCTAGCTATGATGGAGGGCTTGGTCGCCGGAGGAGAGGGCTTAGCCCCTATGGGGATCTCCTGCTTCTCAGGCGGAGCATTCAGCCCCTTCGTCCAGACTATTGGCTCTCCCGGCTTCGGGACAGGGCCCTGACACAGTTGTTGTGAGGGTGGAATGTGGGTTTCATCAGTCATCTTTCTTCTCCTTCACTCGATATGGTTGTTTGTCCTACTTTTTTCATTCAGCGGCTTCCACTTGGGCGGGTGCCTGTTCTAGCTTTCCCTCGAGTTCTTCCCAAGCCTTCTTTATATTTCCAAAGTCATCTCGCTTCCAGATAATCCGCTGTGTTGGTAACGACCAGGGGAACTGACCGTTGTGTACTCCGTGCCACTGCGTCCACCACTGAGGTGTCTCCGGAAAGAACGCTGACATCGGATTGGTCTCGACAAACATCAGCCATGGACGAGAGCCGTGCAGAGCAAGCATCCAGGGACCGTTCGACACGAACAGATTACACTTGGCCGCCTCGTACAGCGCGAGCCGCGCGTGAATGTCCTTGGAGGCGTCAGGACAAGTGTTGTATCCTGTTATCGGCTCGTCAGCGAAGTCGGTGTCCCGAACAAATACCACTCGTTCGCCCCGCGCCTCCAGATACTCTGCCATCTTAAGCCACTCGTCGACGTTGGAGTTTCTGAACTTCCATTTCTCCTTGGATTCTCGCAGGGTGATAGTCACCGGTGCGCGCTTGTCAGCGAAGGAGTAGAGCCAGGTATCCATCATACTGACTGCCATCGCCGAGGGCTTGAGCAGAGGCACCTTCTGGCCTCGAAGAGCCATCTCGACTACCGGTCGGAGTGTGTACTTGGCCATAGTCGGAGCGTTGTTGGACTTCTCATCGGCGATAGCGCCAACAAAGCTCAACGACGGGAAGATCACGTTCCTGTAGAACGAGGCCCGTTCACGCTCATGCAGGGCTCGCTCCTCCGGGGTGCCGGTCATACTGAAGCCAACCCTAAGCGGATACGGAGCGCCCTGCTGCTGTCTGTTCATTTCCGCCAGCACAAGCCACGCAATGAAGTCAAAACAGGCTGGCCCGGCCGTGATATCGTAGCGTATACGATCGGCCTCTGGTCCCACATTCGGAGGCTCAAACGGCTCATCGTAGCGCGAATGCACCCGCGCTAGCAACTGATATTTCAAAGTATCCAGTCCCCAGTTAGCCATGCACACCAGTTCTAGCGCCCCTCCATGATCACAGACGACGTGCTTGAGATTCTCACAAGCAACGATTGCGACAAATCCTATCTGCCCGTGCTCTTTAGTCCTCTTGAGCCACCGCTCAAGCAGTTCGATAGACTCGGCATTACCGTCAGCGCGGCGGATAGGCTCTCCCATTGGACGCATAGTATTCTCCTGTAAAGGACCCGGTGGGCTGTACACACCCACCGGGCCGAGGTTATCTGTTAGGCGCGTAAGCGATAACCACATCGAAGGTGCCGGTAGTAGCTGTTCCGGTCCACGTTACGGTTACCCTCGTGTCAACCGAGCGCGGACGCCCTGTTGCAACACCGAGTTCGTCGATGGCTGTGAAGCCACCGGTAGTAATCGGCAACGCTAGTGCAGTCGCGTAAGCGCCGGTGTTAGCGGAGCTGAGCGCGTCTGCGGCGAAGCCGATGTTCGCTACGTTGGTAGTACCAGTGAGGTCCTGTGTCACAAAGACACCACTGAGTCCTCCCAATACCATCGCTCCGGCGGGCAGAACGCCGACAGTAGTCGTACTGCCGGTTGCGCTCGACGCGACGTTGATGGCCTTGCGTAGGTAGTGTACCAGTTGCGCGCTGACGTAGTCGCGGGCGGCCACAGTGCTGTTTAGAGAGGTTGTCATTGTGTGCCCTCCTTAATCCGACGCCGACGCGAAGAACCCGGTAGCGACACCCCACTGTTTAAGGTTGGTGCCGGTGTTTGGGTGCTTCTTGAACATCTTCGCCACGCCATAGGCCATCTCGATGCCAGTGCCGGTGATGAAGCCGTAGTCGTTTTCACTACGGAACGTCGGCCTTGCCATCTGACCCCAGGCAAAGACCGCAGCCTGTTGACCGCACAGGAACACGGGCTCGACCCTAGCAGACGTGGTACCCGCTGTCAGGAGGGTGGTCCAGACGTTGGTAGTGAACGCAGAGATCTCGGGGACTTCCCGAACGATCACTCCGTCATAGATCTGGTCACCATCTTGGAAGATCGGGTTCTTGGAGACGCCATTGCCCTCACGGGGTCTGGCGTCTTTGTTGATAGTCTCAAGAGAGATCTTGAGATCCCGGAACGTGTTAGTTCCGGCGAAGGCTACGAAGTACTCATACCCATCGTCCGTCTTGTAGGGGCGGATTCTGGGGTTAGCGTTCTTCGCAACGCGCTTCAGCAACGCCAGGTTCGTCGCGGTGAACTTGTCGTTGACAGTGTCGACGGTAGCCAACGCAGTGGCGTGGGTAGCGTTGAAGTTCGCCGTTGTGGCACCATAGAGAATACGGTCAGAGTTGGCCGCATTCCAGGTGTCGCGCTGCGCTGTAGTTGCCAGATCGTACTGGATACCGTTCACACGGACACCAGATGACGAAGATGGCAGAGTCTCGCTGGGAAGGGCCATCAACGCGGCGATCAGCTCGTCACGTTGCAGTTCCTTGCCCCAGTCACTCAGTAGTGGCTTCGCCACTCCGAAGATATCGGCCGAGTCCTTCTGACGCTCGGACTTATTGGTAACGACAGCGTTGCGCGCCCACTCGATGCGGACCCGCATACCATAGTTATCAATCTTCTCTTCGTTACCCACTAGGGTATCGGTGGCGACCCCTGTTCCCGTCAAGCGGGTGACAAGGGGAATGTTCATGTCCTCGCCACCACTCTTGAGTTCGTTCCTCAGCCGTATGATGGCGGTGAGGCCGGTGCTCATGTAGGGCGAGAACATATTCTCTCGAACGAATTCACGGTTGATCTCCTCCGTGAAGACGATGAGCTTGTTATTGTTCTCGATTACGGTTAAGGCCATAGTTTTGGCCCTTTCTTAAACTCGATATGGTCGATACCGTTTCGGTATCGTACATATCTAGCGTCGCTGCCTATCCGCCATAGCTTGGGCGAATAAGCCTGCATCACTCAAGTCCGCCACAGTTGTCGCGCCGGAATTACCCTTAGCGGCCGTGGTTCGCGAGAGCGTCGGCGGTAGCTCAACTTCGGAAGGTCTGCTGGCAGCACCCCCACGGACTTTCGAAAGCATCTTGGCCTGGAACTCAGGATCGGCCAATCTGGCCTCAAGTTGCTTTTCGAACCAAGCAGCCGGGTCATCGCCGACTGATGCCAGTACAGACTGGCGTCTGTGCCACTGTACAACTGCATCGTATCGGTTAGGTGACTGAACCACCCGTTCGTAGTCTGCGGGATCAAGGCTCTCTTCAGAACGAGCCTTAAGAAAGGCCTGTTCGGCTTCCTCCACCCTGTCAGCACCGTGCTTCGCGTCGGCGACCATCTTACCCATGTACATTAGGTTTCGCCGAGTTTCCTCAGCGAGGGGTTGAATAGTCTGTTGTATGATCCGGCGCGTAGAAGTATCCGGATCTTCGAAGAAGTCCGGTTGCTTCTGACTTTGCTGCATATGTGCCGCGATCTCGTTCAGGCGCATTTCAAGCGTCCGCGCGCGATCCTCGGCCAGTCTGCGAGCTTCCGCCTCCTCTCGGAGACGCCAGGGAGGTATCGTAGGTTCTGGCGGCTCCACTTGGAGTGGAGGCGGTTCGGGCGGCTTAACCTCGGGCGTAGGCTCTGCAGGTTCCTTTGCCTCTGGTTCTGCCGGTGGCGGTGCTGGCGGCTCAGGCGGAGCCGCAGGTGTCATAGCCTTTTCGAACAGATCCGAGTCTTGGACCTGATCGAGGGTCTTTTCGTCTGCCATAGTCACTTCCTCTCCGCTATCTCGTTGCGGTCACGTATCGACGAGACTATCGCTCTCGCCCAGCGACGCACCGTATCGTGGTGCCTACGTTATCGTTTCCGGTAGTCACCAGATTTAAGCTTGTCTATGCCTCCGCGCCGCTTCGGTACCACGCTCGGAAGCTTCCCACCAGGATCGGCCTCAGCGAATTCCTTGCCGACCTTCTTGGGAATGCCCAGCGTGCTCTTGCCTGCGGCAGCGGCGTGCATCGCGCCTCTCTGCGCTTGTGATACTGGCGGCATGTCTATCTCCGTTCTCGTTCGGACTCGAGCACCGCTAGCCCTGTCAACCCGCCTCCGGCGAGACCACCAAGCAAGTTATTCTCGCTAAGGCGTCTCGGATCAAAAACTGCGTGCGGAAGGCGCACAATCGAGGGGTCTGTAATAACGATCTGGTTCTGCATTCCCCCCATATCGTTTACATTCTTCACTCTCAAGAGGTCAATATTCTTTCGACGAGCGGCCTCTACTATTTCGTGCATATACTC